GCACCCTCAGCAATCGCAATCGGGTTTTCATAAACTGCCAAGGCCTTGCCGCTCGTCCACGGCTCCCCTGGTAGCAATGCGCTTAGGGCAATGTCTGTATAGTCTGTCATGTATTCACCTATTGCAGCAAATCAGGATCGTCGCCGTTCGGCATTAGTTCGGTGTCATTCTCAGCCAGCCAGCACCCGACAAGCCGCTGTGCCGCTGTTGCTGTAGCATAATCCGGCGCGTCGTTTGCCATGATAACGGCGAACTTGCCGACGAACTGATACGACTGCAATTCCAGCCGCACAGTTGTTCCGGGGTCGGTTTCCTCGAAGCTGATAACCTGCCATCGCGTTTCAACCTCCTGCCCCTCGGTGTCCAGTATCTCGCGCGTCGTCACGTCCAGAACATCACCGACCGATATAGCCCGGTCCTTCGCGTCAAGTGATAATGTAACATAGCGCGGGGGCAGGCGATACCGTAGCAATAGCTGCGCCGCCAAAAGGAAGGCGTTCGTCTGCGTCCTGATCCAGCGCGAAAAGATTTCATTTTCGCGGATCGTGCCATCCGTCGCCACGGCAAGCTCAACCTCGCCGTCGATACGGATTCGCCGGAACGCAAAGTTTCCGTAATTGTCCAGGTTTTCAGTTGGATTGCGCTGCCCATAAAGCACCGTGACCCGCGTCATTCTATCGTCAGGCCGCTCCGATACCGCCGCGCTATCTGACAAGATATTCAGATCGCCGGTTATCACGATGGGCGTCTCTTGCGGGGGTCGAACCGCCAGCAACGGGATAACCTGCGCCCGTTCATCCCACCAGATAGAGAACAGCCCATCGCGGCAAAGCTGCCCGCATAGTTTCTGGACAGGCTCCGGCTTTGTAATCGTCGCCGTGGTCTTGAATGTCGCTAGGAATTGCGCGCCCTCAGTATCCCATTGACCGCCAGCATTGACATAAGCGTCAGGCACTTGTGTGTGACTTTTCAGCAGGTACTCTACAACCTCATACATCAACTGATTGTCAAACGCCCCGACGCGCTGGCATCCCTCGCCGTCGCCATGCGCCCCGGCCTCAGTGCCGCGTGTGGCGCGCGTGACGCCGGTTAGCAGAAACTCCCCATCACCCTCATCGGTGAACCCCGTAAACCCAATGACCTCAGACCTAATGCGGATATAATCCAGCGCCGATACGCCAAAATTATCAGACAGATCAATCGCGCGCCCGAACACGCGGATAGCCGTTGAAGTGGCGTCAATTGCACCGACAAGGCGAATATCTGTTGACCTCGGGAATTGCGCTTTCTTGTCGTCTGCGAATTGAAGCGGATCATCGCCATCTAGCGTTATCGTGCCGTTGTTTGGTCCTTGCACCGAATTGAGAAAAAACAGCGACTGTTCCATATCGGCAAGCGCCTGCCCGCGATAGCCTTTGTAATTCCGAATTATGCAGCCGGGATAGAATGGATTGCGCGCCTTGAATAGCTGCCCCCAGGTTGCGCTATCCTTGCGCGCTGGCCTGTCTGCCAGATAGAAGTCTCCAACATGATCGTCAAACAAGGCATCGCTAAGCGTTACCCGGATGCCAGCGCGGATACCAAACGGGCTTTCACCCTCGCGGGATGCGCCAAGGTTTATTCGAGTTGGATTTGTGCGAACATCACGCAGCATGTAGAGGGGGTTGGTGCTAATCTCGTTTGCGCTTTCCTCGGCATAAAGCGGCAAGATGCCAGCCTGCGACTTGACGAACCGCCAGCGCATGTATCCGGTCGGTGTGAAGTTCGGCTTGTCGCGGCATGTCCAATATGTCTGGTAGCATTTTGGCGTGCCGGTTGCGGTGCATGGGCTTTCACCAAACCGCAGGCTGCACCGGGGCTGTTGAAGTTCCACGATTTCAATAGGCTCGCGGCCATATGTGGTTTCATCAGACACGCGACTGATACCCCATTAAATCAAGCGTCACCTCATTGGCTACGTTGCGGTTAGGCATCCCCCTTTGCGGTATCAGATCCCCTTGCGCGAAGGCGTAGGCCACTGATGAGGGGTATTGCGACGGCTTGTCTGCGATGAAAAACGGAACCGACCGCGCCGCAACTGAAAACGGCACGAACTCAGCCGTTACCCAATCCTCTGACAGGTGTTGAACGGCCATCTGGGGCGTCGTGCCGCGCCGTGTGATAGACCGCCCCGCCCACTGGCCCCCATCGGTCATGTTGACGCTGTATGCCGTCTGTACGGCCCGCTCTAGCGACACGCTAGGGGCATACGTCGCCATGCGCTGCCACTCCATCACCCGCCCGGCCCGGATCACGGCAATCGTCGGCATGGTGGAACCTGTAACGCGCGCGCGGTATTGCGTCGTTGTGACCTCGGGAAAAAGAAAGAATATCGGCTCATCATTGGCGGGCAAAACCGACCCTTGCACAACCCATGCCGCGCCATCCCATGTCTCGAAGAAAACCGTCGCGCCCTTGCTGCCAAGATCATGCGCCGCGATGCCCGCGTAGGATATGATTTGCGCCGGGTCTAGCGTCACTGTCCATGTCGCGGGCAATGCCGTAGGACGCCAGAAGCTATCCGTGCGGTCGGTGCTGGCGTTGATTGCCGCAAATCCCGCTGCCGATGTTGACCCCGCCACAGTGCCGAGCGCCTTGCGCCAGCCGATGCGCGGATGCGTCAACGGGTAGTAGATTCCGGGGAAAAATGGCTTCAGAACGATCATCGCGCAAGTACCCCCTCGATCTGGTATCCGCTGCGCAACCCGTCATTGATCTGACTAAATAGCGCGCGCACACTGTCGCCGCTAAAGGTGTCACCGACAAGATCAATGACGATGTTTTGCCGCGCCATTGCCGGGGCTGCGGATGCCGTTGCACCGCTTGCCGCGCCGCCGCCTCCACCTCCGCCGCTACTGCCACCGCCTCCACCGCTCATGCTCATAACTGCGGATGCAAGCGCTATGCCTTTTTGAATTGCCCCAAAGGCCGCAATCTTAGCTGCCGCTGGTGGCCCTGCGATTGGGCCAAGTTCTGCAAGCGCCCTTATTGAAGCCGCTGCGGTGTTTGCTGTGATTTCTGAGACCCGTTGCGCAGCATTTAGCGCCACTGCCACCTTAGCCAAAGCCTTATTTTTTTGCCCAAACTGTTGAATAAGTCCAAGCGCCGAATCCATTGTTTGTTTGCGCATAGCAATTTCGTCTCGCCCGGCGTTCTCTCGAATACTGGACATTCTTGATTCGTGTTCCTTTTCCAGCCGTTCGCGCAGTTCGCGATATTCTTCTTCTGTTATTTGCTTGGCCTCTAGCGCCTCAATAAGCGTTTCTTGGCTTGCGGCATACCATTCCGCCACAATTTCGGTTTCGGTCGCAAGGCTTTCGGTCAATGCTACAAGCCTGTCGGAAAGCGGGTCGGAACCACCTCCACCGCCGCCACCGCCGCCGCCGCCTCCATCATCATCGCCGTCACCGCCAAGAGTTATGCCCCCCGCTGGTCCGGTGGACGTGTTAGAAATCTCGGTCACTAAGAGCTTAAGCCGGTTCTGCGCCTGTTGCGCACGATCCGCAGCCGCTTCAAAATCCGCAATGGCTTGATCGGTTATGCCGGTTTGCATTCCGATGATCACATCCCCAAACCCTTCCAGCATGTTTCCCGACTGCGCCTTAAGCCCTGAAAGCCTCTCAATCTCCAAATCTCTGTGCGCTGCCGCTGCCTCATACGCGGCTTGCGCTTCCAAGACCATCGACTGCGCTAAGGCAACCGCCTCTTTTCTTGCACCGGGCGCGCCAGTATCCCTGAACACCCCGAGCGCCGCATTCAAATCTATTTGCGCTTGTTCTGCTGCGCTAATTGCAGGGGTTGCAGCGTCCTTAAATGCCTTGGCAATATTCCTAACCGCCAGCGCCAAAGCTACAGCCGCCGCCGCCGCGACCGTCAGGGCAAGCCCGATTGGCGTTCGTGCAAACCCCATCCATGCCAGCGTAAGCCCGACAAGCGCTGCGGTAACTAGTTCCACATTGTTTGCAAGAAAGATCATCGCGGTTGCAGTGCCGCCAGCAAAGCCGATCAGGTTGCCAAGGGCCATCGACGCAGAATTAAGAAAGTCGTCTTGCGTCATTTTATCAGCAAGCTGCCCAAAGGAATGGACAAGCGCCGTTATCGCCTTATCAAGCGGACCGCCAATCTGTGCCAATTCAACGAACCGCCCTGCAACCCGCTCTAAAACAGGCGCGACCCTTACCGCCAGCCGATTGCCTATGCCTTCAAACACCCTGCCCATTTCCGCCAATGCGTCGTTAGCAAGCTCAATCTGCGCAGCGTCAACATCGGAAACCGAAACGCCTAGGGCATTGATTGCATCCCGGCTGCGCAAGATTTCCTTACTGCCGCCCTGCAAAAGCGTGATCACAGATGTTTGCCGGATGCCCAATTCTCGCAAATGGAATGCCATTTCTTGCGTAGACATACCGGCTTCGAGCATGGCATCGCTAAGGGCCATAAACCTTTCGTCAACGTCCATTGCTGCAAGCTGGCCCGCAGAAAGCCCCAAGACCTTAAACGTATCGGTTGCGCCCTTGCCTGTAGCAATGACCTCGCCAAGCCTCTGGTTAAGCCGTGTGGCGGCTGCGGCAAGTTCTGACGACTGAACGCCCGCCCGATCACCCGCCCGCTCTAGCGCCTGTATGGCCGCAGTAGTGCCGCCGACTGCCCTTGCAAGTTTTGCCTGTGCGTCGATGGTTTGCAGGCTGTTTTTTGTCAGCACGACAAGCGCCGCAGATACTGCACCTACAGCTATAGCGCCAGCCGCCGCAAACTTCTTTATTCCACGAACAGACCTGCCAAGGGCATTGTCGAATTGCGAAGCGTCAGCAGTGATTATCTGGATTAGTGGGGGCAGTGACATTTACCAGCTATCCATCCATTCCCGAAGTTCGTCAACGTCGCCTTTATTTAGGCTTCCGGCATAGTCGCCTTCCTGCTTTGGCCGCGTCCATTCCAAAATGTGAACAAACTCTGAAAAAGTCATTGCCCAAAAATCAGATGGTGCGATCTTCATATTAACAACCGCCATGCAATAAATGACGCCCCAGTTGATGCCCGTCAGGGTGCCGTCTTTTTCCGTTTCGGGGCTGGCACTTTTCTGGCCTGATGAGCGGGTTGCTTTCCCATTTCTACGCCCGGCGCAAGAGCGCCAGCAAGAGCATTGGCGAAAGAATGATAGTCAGCCTTCTGGGATTCAGTGCTATACCCAGACACCACAGACGACACCACAACCCAGCAATCATCCTCCGTTGCCTCGATGCCAGCCTCTTTCAAGAACGCCGCCCAGACCACAGGAATATCCATGATTTCCTTGCCACCGTTTCGGATGGTATAGGCGATCTGGATCAGGTTAGTTGGCCGCTCTGGATCGCCTTGCAGCTTTGCATCCATGCTGCGCAGAAACCGAAAGCTGGGCGAGAATGAATGATCCTCGCCCTGCCAAGTTATGTGGCTATCACGATGCACCATTATGTAGCAGCCGTGAATGTGACCGCGCCAGCGCTCTCAAACGACGCCTCAAACGTTGCCGCTTCTGCGCCGTCATTGCCGCCCGGCGCGAAGGACGTCATCCCAAAGCTGCCAGCGAGCGTGCCGATTCCAGTCATGACAAAGCCCATTGCCTTGAGCACCTCAGTCGGATCAGCGGCCCAGATAACAAGCGAATCGCCCTTCAAAATCCCCGAACACGTCATTGAAACGGAATGGGTGCCAATTGCATCAAGCAATTTGCGCACCCCGTCATCATCCTTATCGCTGATGTCGATATGCTCGCGGTTGAACGTAAGTGTGTCCGCGCGCGCGCCCGCAACATCAACAGTCGCGATCTGAATACGCATGAGGCGTCCTGCTAGTGCTGTCATGGTGAAACCTCCATATTTGGCCTGTCGTTACTTTATCACATTGCAATCAACCGCGCTAGGGCAGGCTAATCACTCGAACCCGGATCATGCACCGCCGCGTGCGCCCGTCTGGATCGTCCATGAAATCCATCGCCTCGACCTCAGCCGCAATGAAGCCCGTGATAGCCCATTGCGTGCGGTCTAGCCTGTCGCTGGCAATTTCCGCCAGCCGTTCCAGCGCCCCATCCTGCGCGCGCGACCATATATCAATCTGCAAGATTACGTTATTGCCGGTGTTGTCTTTGGTGTTAAACCCGACATTTGAAGGCGCGCTGATGGTGATATAGGGGAACATCGCATCCGACCCGCTGTCGGTTGCTTGTGGCGCACGCCCCCAGAATATCGCAGCCCGCCCGTATTGCGTCGATAGCAGATCAGTAACCGACGCCACATTCAGCCGGGCATATGTCGCCGATCTGATTTCATTGGGCGTCATCTGGTTAGCCTCGCAATGGCAGTCGTAATCCGCAGTTGGAATTTGGGCGTGCCAGCCTCAACAGCGGGAACCCAAGACGGGCGAGGTGCGATGTGTTGTTCGCCGTTCATTTCGGTTCCGAACTCCAAATAGGTGGCATACGGCAACCGGCTTTCAATCTCTGCCGTTAGCACGCCTTTCTTGCTGAATGAAATACTAGAGGCTAGAAACCCGCTATCGGTCGCAGGTGCCTCGCCCGGCGCCGATGCCTGGTGCGAGACCGCCCCGCGCGTGTATGTCCGACCGGTCGCCGGGCCGCGCTGGATCCGCTTCTTTATGTCGGTTGTGATTTCTAGCGCCGATGCCTGCACCGCAGCACCAATCGCGCGCACCGCCTTTTCGCCATGCTCACGCAACGCCTTCTGCACTTCCTGCATATTCTGAGGCGTGATGGTTACAGTCATTTTGCAACGCCCCTTTCAGCATCCACAACCAGCCATTTTGTGCCAAGGCTCTTGTCGTCATTCATGGCCACGATGCGCCGGATATTGTAATCCACGCCGCTTATCTCGACCAGATCACGCTCTAGCAGGCCGGGGAAATAGCGGCATGTCACCCGATACATTGCCCGCGCCTCGACCCTATCGCCCGCGTACACCTCGCGGCCTGATGCCGCCACAACCTGCGCCCGTGTGGCCCGTAGGACGGCGAAGGCCATAGACGTGCCGCCCTCGTTGCCGGTGCCCGTTGTCGCCGCCGTGGTGAGCCGCTTGAACGATACAGGCGTGCGCAGGCCGCCAATCGACACAAGGGCGCAACACTTCATATCTTGATGACCTTGTAGCGCCCGACGATAGCCGCCGCGCCGCTGTCTGCATAGGCATCGCCCGCATCGCAACCGTCGCCGCGGTGCGCGTACATGTGCGACACCATTTGCTTGACCGCCCGGCGTAGAGGCGCAGGAACCGTGACGCCCGATCCGCCATAGCCCGCCGCATACTGGATCTGGATCGCGTTGCTATCGCGCAAGGCAGTCGGCCAAGTCGCGCCATTGCGCAGCGTCAGGCGTCCCGGCCTCTGGTATGTATCAGCGTCAAACGTCGCCGCCACATCAACCGCCGAACTCGTGCCAGCGGCATTGAATACCGTCACCGAATTAACCGCCTGCAATGGCCAGATCGGCAGGTGCAAGCTGGCGTGACTGCCAGTCAATTCCGATATGGCGGTTTCCCGAACGCCATCCCACCATGCCCCGCGCGTCATCGGCCAATGGTCAAGCGACAACCGCCAAACTTGCGTGATCATTGCCAAGCCTGAGATATGCTCGATAAATTCGCGCGCCTCCGCAATCATGTCAGCAAGCAACGCATCGTCTGCATTGCCGTCGATCAAGAGCAAAGCCGTCACCTCTGCCAGCGTTACAGGCTCCACCGCTGGCGGGGTGACAATAACAGACCCGCGATATTCATGCAAAAGCCGAGCGGGGCGCAGGCTCATCGACGCATCCGCTTCTTTTCAAGCGCTGGCGTCACTTTGGTTTCCTCAACCGGATTGAACCCCGCGCCATCCTCTAGCGCCATCACCGCAGCCCGGCCCGTGAGCGTGTCGCCAGCCTTAAATGAAATGGTCGTGTGGCCATCAGGCGCGCAACGATAGTCTTGATGCAGTACGGTTTCCACATTGGCCTCCTAGCCTTGGGATGGGGGCGGATTGCGCCGCCCCACACCGAAAGTTAGGTAGCCGCAACAGCCGCGCCGACGTAGGTAGTCGGGGCGCGGTGCGGCCTGCCAAGCCGCCCGATGGTGCGCA